TCGCCATCAACCACCGCCTGCAAATGCTCGGCCACAGCTTCAATCGGCCAGCCGTCCTTCCACGAACTGGCATCAATATATTTCCATGCGTTGGTCAGGAAATAATACAGGCTCTCTTCGCAGTCGGCCCGGTCCAACTCCATTAACTGGCGCTGGATGTCGATCTTCGAAATGTCGAAGTCGAGCATTATCCCCGCTCTTTCCGCATAGCCACAAATTGCTCAAGCATGTCCGCGCAGCATTCCTTGGCGTCTTCCCACTGATCTTTAGTCAGTGTGGCCACCTCACCGCGCATCACGCGGATCATGTAATGCGGGTCAATACGCAGCTTTGGATCAAACGTCATTTCGACCCAATCAATCGGTTCAGGCATCATCTACTTCCTTATATTCGCCATCAATAATATCTGCTTGTGCCTGTGCATTGGGTGCCGCCAGCCGCAGGGCGGAATTTAATATATCCCGTAGCGCCTCACGCTGATCAGCATCCAGCAGGCGTGGATCGACGGTCTGCGTCTTCTGGCTGATCTCCAACGCCTTTCCGTCCGCACCGGTCATCTCAATGCGCTTGACGTCCTTAAACGCATCGCCGCCCAAACGGCTGAGCAAATAGATCCCGGCCTGTACCGTGCCCTTATGCGCAGGGTCGCGGGCGATGTTGTACAGGTTGGTCTTCACGTCATCCATCACGACGCTCAGGCCAATGTCCAACTCTTCGCGGTAATGGTTGGTCAGGGCCGTGACGCTGATCCCCATCACCTTGGCAATGTTCTCATGGTTCATGCCAAGCCCGACCGCATGCAGCACACCTTTGCGGCTCTTTTCCGTCGGGATATGCTCATGCGGGCTTTTCTTTCGTGCGCCCTTATCCGGAAGCAATGCGCGGATAGGCGATACGGCATAGCGCTGGGGGATGCCGTCAACGTCGGTGAGTTCACCATCCTGCATAATAAGATTTTTGGATTTAGACGCCATCGATATGCTCACTGAATTGAATATGCGCCCTATCTAATACGGAACGGGCCTTTGAGCAAGTATGTGGGGCAATGGTGGCGGGCGGAATTACCTCCATCTTGTTTAAGCCGCAGTGGATCACGCCACGGCCCCGCCAACCCGGTTTGTTTTCACTGCGTAATCCGTAAGGGTATATGCGGTGGTTCAGCAGCCGGAACTGCTTAAATTTTTTTTTGGTACCCCCCCCACCCCCTTTATTTCGCGAAGGGGGCACCCCCTTTCGGGGCGGACAAGCTTTTGTGCAAGAAAAACAGCCAGCTAATCGCCGGAAGGGAGGTGGCGATCAACTGGCTGCTATCAACCCACGCAAGGAGCAACCAAACGTGATGCGGTGTGTATACAAGCATGTTTGTATGTGTGCAAGAGCGTACAGGAGATGGCAGGAGATGGCGGGAGATTGCTGGTGGGGCGTATGCCGATTGCTCTGCATGTAACCCCCTATGGTACCTAATTGATCTATAAAAGGGGTGTACCCCTACCCTTTATTTGACAGATTTTCTCTACCTGACAATTAACGGACTGTCCTTTGGACAGACGTCTATTTGTTTGTTTGCTTGTTGGATGACTGCCCTTTGGGCAGGCGTATGTTGGCTGGTCAGCCTACGGCTGACGGGCGCGGGCGCGCTGCCGCGCCATGGGCACGACAGCACACGGGCGCGGGCGCTCAGTCGATGCTAAGCTTGCCCATGTAGCGCTTGAACCTGCGGACGCGGTCAGCGATGATGTCCGCCGCCTCTGCGCTGCTTGCTGCGCGGACGGTGCGGCGGCACGATGCCATGTGCCCCGTCCATGTCGCGTAGTGCGCGGTGAGCGTGTAGGTCTTCATGCCTCCACCTCTTCATACAGATGGTCGGCAGCCTGACCGCGCAGGAAGTAATTAGGCTCGAAGCCCTCGCGCTCCACACGCACAAAGCGGTCGTCAATGTCTGCCTTGCTGGTGCGCAGCGCGTATGCCCGTGCGTCAGCGAACCAACGGAAGGCTGCGCGCTCGGCCCATTCGTCCCCATAGATGGGGCACTGCTGGCTGACGATGTAATGCAGCGCGCTCATGCTGCCATCTCGCATGCTGCTATGTGCCCATTGGTGTAGACGGTGACATCGACACCCTCCTCAGGCCAACGGTAATCGCTGGTGCGGTATGTGCCATTGACCTCCTTGCTCAGTGCGCGGGCTGCCCAGCCAGCTTCGGTGGCGGTAAAGAATTTAGCTACCGTGTGCCATTTATGGGTGACTGTGCATTTAGCTTCAAGTTCTACGTTCATGTCATTTGCTCCTTGTTGACACCCAATCAATAGGGCGAACTGCCCAACATGTAAATGCGGAAATATCGATTAATAGCGATTTATTAATCGAGCATATGCATAAATAAAATTCACGATAGCATTTGACAAGTGGGCGAGCTGCCCATAAAAGAGGGCATCAACCAAGCAAAGGAGCAAGTAACATGACACATGCCATCCAAGACTTCGTCCGCACCATCCAAGAGGACGGCAGCTTTCACCGGATCCATGTTCGTCTGCCAAGAACCGCGCCGCTAGTCGCGCAGTATGTAGCAACGCAGATAAAGACCACCAAGCACAACGCTGCCGCTTTCGCCTGTGACTACCTTGGCAACACGACTGTCCTTTGGTCGAACGGGCGCATCCAGCAGCTAATCGGTGACGAGGCCAATCACCTCTACCGCTAACGCCAACCAATTTAAATCAACCAAGCGAAGGAGCAAACGACATGATGGTTAAGGGAATCAGATACGCACGGAAATGCAGCGAGTGTGGCCGGGGCATGAACGAGGGATATGTCATCGACGGTGGCTGTGAACACTATTGCAGCGACTATTGCCTACACAAGCACGTTACCCACGAAGAATTTTTAGAACTGTATGATGATGGCGATGGCGATAGCTATTACACCGAATGGGAAGACCAGAACGATTGGGATGATGACGATGAAGAGGAGGAGGCTCTGCGCATCGCCATCACCCGTGACTATCAGGCCCTCGCGCAAGAGCGCAAGCGCCGTGAAAAGATGGTGCGCGATGCTGCGCCTGACATGCTGGCTGTGCTGGAATGGATAGCTGACCAAGATGCCATCATGCTGCAATTGCAGCGCATTGAGGACGAATATGGCCACAGCATCTGCGGCAACATACGCGCAGCAATCGCAAAGGCGCAAGCAGCATGACCGCGCTCCACATCGCATCGACCATCTTCTTCTTGGGCGTTGTGCCCACCATCATCATCTACGCCATGGCGCAGACATTCAAGGGAAACTGACATGACCAATGACCGCACCTACCTGCGCATGCTGTCAGACAGAGAACTTATCCGCGCAGCCATCGACAGCAATGACGAAATGGCAATCGTGCTGGCAGAGCGTTTGAGCGTCGTGCTGGAGGCTGAGGAAGAAGAAGGGGAGGGGGAGAAAGGCGGCATAATCGCTAATCGCACTTCTCACTTAATCACCAGCTAATAACCAACATTATAAAAGCTAATATATCAAACAGCGTTTGACAGATAGGGCATAATGCCCTACGGCAATTGAACAGAAACCAAATTCGATTTTATAAGGAATTCAATATGACTACCAAATTCGACATTTATCAGGACGTTACAGACCGCATTGTCAACGCGCTTGAAAGCGGCGCAGCCCCTTGGCTTAAGCCATGGGCAGACGGTAAGTGCGGAGGCAGCGGCCCACACAACGCAGCATCCGGTCGCGCATATAACGGCATTAATTGGCTGGTCCTGTCCTGCTCTGCTTACGCGTCTGATGGATGGCTCACATACAAGCAGGCAGCGGAACTTGGCGGTCAGGTCCGTAAGGGTGAAAAGGGCACGTCCATTGTGTTCTGGTCCTTCCCTAAAGTCCAGCAGGATGACGGCACTGTGAAGGTCGTACCTTTCGCTAAAGGCTTTACCGTTTTCAATGTTCAGCAGTGCGATGGGCTTGACCCTGCTAAGCTTAAGGGCATGGAACCAGTTGTGGCTGGTGACACATCGATCAATGCGCTGGCAGCCCGTGTTG